TAAAAGATATATTAATGAGATGATTACATATAGTAAGAATCAAGATAAATGGGAAGCAGCTACTCAGTTTGCTGAACATAAAGGCTGGAAGTTTCAAGTATGGACAGAAGAAACTTTAAAAAATCTAGGGATAAAGATACTGTAAAACTGTATAAATAGATTATATGGCAAGTTTATTCGATACCTTACAAGCAAATGCATTCAGAGCTGGAGTACAAACTCGTACAAGACAATCACGTGATTGGTTCCAGAAAAATGTGCAAAATTTACAAGTATCTAGAACATCTCTTTTACAAGATTCAGCTTTAGATAGAACAGGTCAAAATATACGTGGCAATATGTATATGTATTTTTATGACCCAAAGCATAAAGCCACTTTACCTTATTACGATAGGTTTCCATTAACAGTAATGGTTGACAGCGCACCTGGTGGATTCTATGGATTAAATCTACATTATTTAAATTATAATACTAGAGCAGCGTTCTTAGATGATTTAATGGCATTTGGACCATCTAAATCTACTGAAAGCTCTAGGCTTACACAATTAAGATATAATTTATTATCAGGTGTAAGAAAATTTAAAGAATTTAGACCATGTTTTAAACATTATTTAGGTAGTAATGTACGTTCAGCGTTTTCAAGAGTTCCAATGACTGATTGGGAGATTGCTATATTCTTACCAGTAGAACAATTTCAGAAGAAGAGTAAAACAGCTATATGGAATGAAAGTAATAAAATCGCAAGAAGCTCTGGAAGCATAAGTATTAAAAATACTAAAGCTTACTATATGAGAAATAGGAAGAAAAAATGAGCATAGAAAGATTAAAGTCATTAATAAATAAAAAAGGTGGATTAGCAAAAGCTAATAGATTCAATGTTATGTTTACACCACCTACGCAATCTTTGCTTAATATAGATTTACAAGGAATGATATCCTCTGCAATATCTGGTAATTTTAATGCAAAAAATCTAATTAATGACCCAAGAGATATATCTCTTCTTTGTGATTCAGTAGTTATGCCAGGCAAACAAATAAGTACATTGGATTACCAAACAACAAAAAATTCAGTAAAAATACCTTATGGATATATTCAAGACGATGTATCATTAAGTTTTTTACTAACAAATGATTATTATATGAAAACTATCTTTGACAAATGGATAAATAGTATAGTAGATACCGAAAAATATTGTGTAGCATATAAAGATGACATTACCTGTGATGTAATAATACAGCAGTTAGATGAACAAGATGTGCCAATATATGGTGTAAAATTAGAGGGAGCATTCCCGCTAAGTGTGAGTGAAATAGCGCTTTCTAACGAAAGTACTAACGCGATTCAAAAATTGAATGTGAGTTTTGCTTATGATAAATGTGTGCCACAAGGCGCACTAAGTAGTACAGGTAGCGCGATAAGAAGCGCGTTGTCTATATTTGGATAATATAATAGGAGAATTATTATGGCTTTACCAGAGCTAAATACAGCTAGGTACAGTATGGTTATACCATCAACTGGTCAAACAGTTGGTTACAGACCATATCTAGTGAAAGAAGAAAAGATATTAATGATGGCTATGGAGTCTGATGATAACAAAGTTATCGCTAGAGCTACAATGGATGTTATTAAATCTTGTATTGAAGAAGAAATTGATGTTGAAGGATTAGCAATGTTTGACATTGAAGCTATATTTTTAGCATTAAGATCAAAATCTGTCGGTGAATCGATGGAATTGAAAATAAAATGTGGTGATGAATCATGTAAGAAAGTTAATGAAATACGTATTAACTTTGATGACATTGAAATACCAACTATTAGTAATGAAAAAACTAATATTATGTTGACTGATGATGTTGGTGTTGTAATGAAATACCCATCGATGAAAGATGTCGATAAAATGGGTAAGGTTGATGAGAACGATGCTGAGCAAGCTATGAGTATGATAATGGCATGCATAGATTCTATATTTGATGCTGATGCAGTGTATCCAGCTGATAGCGAATCTAGTAAGTCTTTAACTAACTTTGTAGATTCTTTAAATAATGTACAATTTTTAAAATTGTCAGAATTTTTTAGAGATATGCCGTCAGTACAACACACTGTTAATTATAAATGTGAGTGTGGAAAAGAGCAAGAACAGGTATTAAGAGGACTTTCTAGTTTTTTTACGTAGGCCTTTCGCACGATAGTCTTGTAAACCATTATAAGACTAATTTTGCTATGATGCAGCATCATCAATATAGTTTGACAGAATTAAATGATATGGTGCCGTGGGAAAGGGAGATATATATTTCTTTGCTTAAGGACCATATAGAAAAGGAAAATGAGCGTATGGAACGCGAGAACCAAAAAATGAGGAGATAATAATGGCTGATAATCAACAAGACAACAGCAGAAATGAAGTAGAAATAGACTTAGAAAAGTATATGGCTATGATTGACAAGCTTGACGAACAAGAAGACCAAATTAAGGAAATGAAAGACCAGGCCAGAGAGGCCGCTGAAAGGTTAGGACCTCGTAAAAGAAGGTTCATGGACTTATTCTTAGATAATAACGACTTGAACGAAAAAGCAATCATAGGATTTATATCATTCTTTTTAATGATGACTTTCGGTATAACCGATTTAGTTACAGCATTAGTATGGGATATTGACTTAAAGGTTTCTGAAACAATTTACACGTCCTTTGTGGTAGTAACACTAGGGTCGTTTGGTATATCTGAAGCTGGTAAAGCATTCGGTAAATAAGGAATAAAACATGGCCGGTATAAAAAGTTCAACAGGACCAGTAAAAAGTACGCTTGATAGTGTAGTTGATAAACTACAACAAATGAATGAAGACCAATCAGCTATTCAAAAAGAATCTATGATTTATGCGAATGAGCTACAAGATTACGTACAAAATGAAGGTCATGCTTTATCTAATGCTCAATTAGTTTCTATGCAAGAATTAATTCTTGCTTTAAGAGAAGGTAGATTAGACGATATAGAAGCTACAAAAGAAGAACTTATTAGACAACGTGCTGAAGAAAGAAGAGATGAAGAAAGAAACGATACTTTAACTGATACTTTTAGACAATTAAAGAAACAATATAAACTATTACAAGACCAATTTAGAGATAAAGATGGTGTAACACTTATTGGACTTATCATTAGAACTGCAGTTGTTGGATTACTAATAGGAGCTGTGCAAGGTGTAGCAAGCGTATACGCCAACGCGTTTAAAAAAATAGGACTATTTTTAGGAGGTGGCGCTAAGAAATTTAATACCTTTTTTCAGCTCGATAAGTTGTTTGCCTCAATAAAGCTTGGATTTGGAAACTTAAAAGCTAACTTTAAAGATTTGTTTAAAAATTCTAAGTTTGCTCAATTCTTTAAAGGTGGTAATAAAAATTCTTTCATGGGGATGGTATTTAAAGAGTTTATGGCACAAGCTAAAGATATAGGTAAGCTCGTCAATAATCAAATACAAAACATTTTTAAAATATTTAAAGCGATTGGTGGTTTCTTAACCGGAGCTCCACTTGCGTTTAAAGGTTTAACTGAATTAAAATTTGGTATTACATCTAACTCTAAATTCTTTACAGGGATAGGTCAGTTTTTAAATTTTCTAAAAGGGCCATTTGTAAATACATTTAATGCATTAAAAACGAATATAAAAAATATAGTAACTAGTTTATCTCTCTTTATTGGCGGAACATTTGATAAGGTTGCAAGTGCTTTTACTGGAAAAGACGGTTCAATGTTTAAAGACACCGCCAAAAACTTAGGTAAATTTTTTGATAAAGCTGGACCATTAAAAAGATTCTTTCAATTCTTTACTACAATACAAGGTGCATTTATACAATTAGGAAAGGTTATTGGTTCAAAAATTCTCTTTCCTATATTTGGAGCTATAGGCGCTGTCATGGCTATCTTTAAAGATATCAAAGGCATAGATGATAGTGTTGAAAGATTTGTAAGAGGCTTTTTTGCTGCTTTTAGAGGAGCGTTTAGAATACTTATCGGAGAATTTGCAGATTTTCTTAAACAAGCTCTTGGATTTATTATTGATTTAATACCTGGTGTTGATGGCATAAGAGAAAAATTTGGAAAATTCTCATTTGCAGATTTCTTTGACGAATTATTTTTTATGATAGCTGATTTCTATGTCGAAGTAATTAATACAATAAGAGATACAGTTGCTGATATAGGAATAGGTGGGATGCTAAAGAATATGGCTCTAGAACTTGCTCTGGTATTTGCAAAAATAGTAGACTTCCCTATAGCAATAGCAAAAGGAGCAGCAGCTGCATTATTAGCAGCCGCACCTGGCGGCAAAACTCCAATGGGAGAGTTTAATAGAGCGTTTAATGAGCAAATGGAAAGTGGAGCAGCTTCTTATATTAAATCCAAAATGACGGTAGCTGATGGATTAGATAGTGAAGGCAACGAACTTGAGTATAAGAGTGATATGTATGGAGAAGGAAAAGCATTGTATCAAAACCTAAACCAACAAAATACAAGTAATATCGGTGGAGATAATCTTACAATAACAGGAACTACTGATGATGAAACCGTTCTAAACAGAATGTTTGGAATGTTTAGTAGAGACGGAGTATAAAAAAAAGGACTCTTTCGAGTCCTATAAAACATACCTCTAAGAGGCTTAGTTTTTAATCACTATTACGATTCTTTCGCTAATTTAGCAAAATAACTTAATGTATCATCTTCATCAGATGATTCTTCAACTGAAGGTACTGAACCCATTGCTTCCGCATTGGATGTAGTCATACCCACAGATGGAGCTGATACTGAATTCATCATTGGCTCTGCCGCTGCAGAATGACCTGCTACGACTCCAAGTACTTTATTCAACTTCATTGATAGCTCATCATAAGTTTTATAGTTTTCAGGTGTTAAGAAATCCTGTAACGAGTACAGTCTGTCATAAACTTCGCTTAATCTACCTTCGTCGCCTTCATGCAAAGCACTTGGTGAACTGAATTCTGATTTATCGTAGTTTACCCAACCTTCTACTTTTCTGATTTTAATTTTAAAATCAGCGCCTTCCCAAAAATCGTAAGGATTTACTGGGTTCTCGTCGGCAAATTGTGGCTGCATAACATCCATAACTTTATCGAAGATTTTCTTACCAAATTTGTAAAGGAATACTTTCCCTTCATTCTCTGGATTTGATGGGTCAGAAACGATTAGCACATTACTTACATAATGTAACCTTCTTTTTCTATCCCTAGCAGTTGCTTTATCTTCGTCTCTACCAGAGTTCCAAAGTACAGAGTTTGACTCTGATACTGGGTCCTCTTGTCCAATGGACGTTAAAGAGTTTTCGATATACCATAAGCCAGTTGGTCCTTTGAAACCGTGGTCCCAATATCTTACCCAAGGTAAGTCCTCACCAGCTTTTTGTGGTAAGAATCTGACTACAGCGTAACCGTTTCCTGCTTTATCTCTCGTAGGCTTCCAAAATCTGTCATCCGCGTACGAATTTGATTCTGGTTTGCTTGAAGATACTGCTTCTGCTGCTTTTACGAGTTTGTCGATTGACGAGCCTCGCATGCTCTTTAGATTTTCTAATGACATTTTATATTTTCTCCATATATTGCATTGTATTTACTGAATTATCCACTTTATTCATAATGTATAGTTATATTATACCACATTACGCGGCATTTGTAAAGGTTTCTTTTAATAAATTTAAACATTTATTTCTATCAAACTTTACGAAGGGTCTGTATTTCATAATCTTTCTATAGATGTCAGGCCAGATAATAGTATCTGTTATCTTTCTATCTTCACGTTCTACGAACCCAAGTATTGAATCCAAGATAACTATCGTTTCCAATAGTATTTCTTCTTGCATCCAAAGCTTTATGATTAATGGATGATTGTTTTCTTCTGCTACTAAAAGAGAATCAAACGATATATCCATATCATTAAGTTTATTTATATCAGTTTGAAACTGATAGCTGAGAGATTCCATAATCTTTTTATGGTCTCTGTAATATCTTTCTCCACCTTCGTTAAGCATATCACCGACATACTTAACATCATTTTTAAAGTTAGCTATATAGAACTCTTTCAATTCAGGTCCATATGTTTTTGCTAGCTTGGCAAAGAAGAATTTGTCTTTTCTTTTAAAGAATGACGTAGGTTTTACTGAAGTCTTGAAATGATACTTAATCGCGTCATATCCATCTGTTTCGAAATGGAGCTTAAGCGCGTTATATAATTTATAAGATTCAAACGGGTCATTCATAGAGGTAGTTTATTACCTCGCTTAGCTTTGATTAAATGTAAGCCTGAAGCTTCTTCTTCAATCTTTTGCTTTAAGGAATCTGTTAAGAGTTTTTTAAGATTTTTATAATCCATACCTCTTTGTTCTACTACGTAAGATGCTGCATCGATGTATGACATATTGTTATTTGATACAAGATGTTCTACTGCTGCAGAGAATCTCTTCTTTGTCATAATCTTTTGTTCTACCGGACTAACTTTATCCGACAAAATCTTCACCTTCATTCCATGCACAACCTGTAAGACCACCTGCTTGTAAAGCTTTCAATGTTCTTAATACCTCTTGTGCGTTTCTTCCTGTATCTAGTGCATTGACTGATACATGTTGAATAACTCTATTCTTATCAAAGATAAATGTCGCTCTATATGGAACGCCTTCATCTGCATTTATAACACCTAGTTGACAAGCTAAATCTAATCCACAATCAGCTGCAAGCGTATGTTTGATATTACCAATCATATTATTATCTCGCTTCCATGCCAATTTGCAGAACTCATTATCTCCACTTATTCCAATTACATTAGCTTCATCGACTAAACAGTCAAATCCAGCTATTTCTGTTGGACATATAAAGGTAAAGTCCTTAGGATAGAAGTAAACTACAGTCCACGGTCTATACTGTGGCATATAAGTTTCTGGTACTTCAACTCTCACTAATTCATTTTTTTCATCGATTCCTTGCAGTGAGAACGCAGGGAACTTTTCTCCGACTGATATCATATTAAAATACCCTCATAATTATACAGTCAGCATTAACTCTGCCTGTTGGTTTATCTATTTTTGTTGTTAATGTATCCCAAATCTTTTCAATCTGTTTTTCAGTTTTATTCAAAATCATTGGTAATATTTCATCAGGCTTTCTGATAGTAGCCTGTCTTGATTCTTTATCAAAGTTCTTTATTGATGTACCTGATACTACGAATCCGGATGCTGAATCGCAAACGTATTCCATTAGTTTCTTATTCTTACAGTTATATACATACAACTTGTTCTTAGTAGGTATCAATATAGGATTGATAGATGTTAACTTAGCATCATGATTCTCTTTGCAATACTTAAGTTTTGCTACTTGAGCATCAGATGCTTTTACTTTTTTAGCTCTTGGTAATTTTTCAGCTTTAAATCCGTCTTTTAATCTATCTAAGTCAGCAAATATTTCTTTGAACTGCTTAAGCATTTTATTCTTTTCGCCTTTAGAGAAATTAGAATATGCTTCAACACATTGTTCGCATGTTTTTTCGTATGCTTCATTGATGTTGTTGTATTCAAACTCTAATAAGTCTCTAAACATTTTGACTGCGTTACCTTTTAAACCAG